TCTTATCAATAATCGCTTCCGGCCCTACGATGTCATCATAGAGTGCTTGGTCATTCGGTGGAATAGAACCACCCTCACGAAGCCATTCTTTCATTTGGCCCCACATGTAAGCCCGCATATTAAGATACACAGGGTCATTACTCTTACCGCCAAACTCAATTAACCGCCATTTACGTCCTAATTGCTTACCGATAGAATATATCCCTGTGCCGTACCCCATATCAATAAATACGGCATCAGCTTTGTATTCGTCCTCGAACTGAGCGATGAGTTGAGCCATACGCCAGTCATCGTCATTCTTAGGAATAGACGCCAGCGACTTCATATAGTAACCTTGCCGCATTACTATTTCTAAGGAGTCAGAACCAGTCCATGCTGGGTCAACACCAATGATTACCGGTAAATGGTCAAATGCTCCCGGTTTATAAGATTGTTTTTGTGCCTTATCCGCAATTTCCGTAGATATAAACTGCAAATCTGATGCGGAAGGGAATACACCACGAACACGAACTTTAAAAAAGTCAGAATCTTCACCGTAAGCTTCTAACCATTCTTCTATCTTAGCTTTGTTAGAAATCTTAACAGTCCGGCTATCAATCTGATATGTATTCCAGAACTTCCTATACTTCCGAAAACATTCACGGAACCGACCGCTATTACGAGTAGGGTTACCAAATGCACACCAAATAATTTCAGTGTTAGCATCTGTAAGAGCCCCTTCAGTAACTTCCCAAATGACATCATCAATAGCAGAGGCTTCATCAAATAGAACCAATATCCGATTGCCTTGATTATGAAGACCGGCGAATGATTCAGGGGAGTTCTTACTCCAAGGAATGGCATCAATGCGCCATGTCTTTTCATAGTCTTTATCGCTACAAAATATAGCTGTGGCCGTATACGTAAATAAATCTTTAGCAATGAACATATTGTGCCATTTGCTAAGTTCTGGCCATGTTTTAGTCCGGAGCTGACCTTCCGTATTAGCAGTAACTACGCCACGAGTATTCTCATGAGTAGATATCGCAAAATGAATAAGCCATGATATCAGTGCAGATTTACCGATACCATGGCCAGATGCAACCGCCTCTTGAATGGCGGTTTGTAATGACTTACCTTTCTTTAATTGTTCGCCAATGTCTTTTAAGATTTGTATTTGCCATTCATCGGGACCTTCCATATTCTCTAACGGCGTCCCCGGTTCTCCCCAAGGGTAGGCGAAGTATACAAACGCTAACGGATCATGTGTAAGAGCGCCTAATGCCTCTATTAACTCATCATGTTTTTCCATTAGCTCTCTCCCGTGCAGCTTTCAATTTATCCATAGCAGATACCGTAAGCTCACCTTTGACATCGATGTTTTTAGTATCTCTCCATTTTTCAGGATTGCGGTTCTTCAACCAGAATATTTGAGCTGTAACATCTGGGGGCTGTTGTTTCTTTACAACTTTAACGAGCTTTCCATTCTCGTATGTTTTTTCCTCATATTCGTAACCGATAGCACGTTTATGCAAAGCATTTTCGACTTCAAGATCAATGACTTCCTTCCCTCTTTTAAGGGACTGTAAAAAAGGTAAAGAGTCCTTTTTCCAGTTATATAAAGTTTTAACTGAAATCCCTATATTTTTTGCTATTTGTTCATCAGTAAGGCCATCACGAGCCCAACCTTCTGCACGCAATAAATTATCTGGGTCAGTTAGCCAGTTCTTTTTATTTACTCGCAATGGATCATCACCTCACTTTAATGTATTACCGCCCTTGCGAATCATCTTCCCATTTTTTCTTACACATAATCCACATGAATTTCTACTAGCACTTGAATGCGTAATATAGGATTGACATAGGCCATCATAAAATATTTCATTGGCCGTACATATTCCATTTTTATTATTCAAGCATTTGTGCTTGATGCAGTGTATTTGTGTCATAATTTTTTGTAACAAAAAAGGCACATCAATTACGATGCGCCTTTTTGCGTTTGGTACTCTAAATGCTTAGGAGATGAACTCATGTTCTTCCACATACAATATATCATAGATATAGGGGGCTTAAAAGGTCGGAATTAGCCGATTTAAGCCGATTTAAGGCGGAGTTTATAACCTAATTCAAGAAGAGCCATTTTCTTATATTCTTTTCCCTGAGATTCACCATATCCCACAAATGCGTAAGCCTCTTTAGCCGACATACCATTAATATATTGTTGCATGAGAATAATGGATCCAAATGTATTCGTTAACGAATCTATCATATGGCAAGCATCATCACGTTTAGTAAGTAGTTCATGAATCTGGCGTTTGTACCTCATTTCCATCTCAAGTAGCCGGTTAATATCATCTTCAATACCTGAAGGTTCACCGCCGTCTACTCGTTCTTTACCATAGTTTACAGCACGTAATGATGTAATATCGTTTTTAATGCGTTGGATATTACGCTTTAACGACTTAATCCGTAATGCTGCTTTACTTGCCTCATGCAGGTACTTATATGCTAGCTCACGATATTCCTTTTTGCTAAGTTCTACCATAGGACTACCACACAAACAATATTTAATACAAACAGAATACTACATATCACCATATCTCGTATTTGTGATCTAACTATTTTCTGTAGTTGTATCCGATATGCATCAGAAACCATAAAATGTTTTAATGCAGCGGCTTCACGATACGAGTAATAGGACATTTTAAAAATAACCACAAGGTAAATCGCCAATAGAATGTTTATAATAACCATTTCATTCATCGGTATCACCTGCTAACTTTATACAAGATTTCAACGTATCAGAGATTGTATTTTGTTTTATTTCATCTTGTAGTACGGCATCCCACATTAATTTATTTTTATTTTCATATATACGGAAATACTCAGCTAAAACATGGCGTTTTATGTTATACACAAATTCTTCTAAAGGTATCTTTGAATGTTGAATTCCTATTAAATCTACCCTATGTCCAATGTGCACACTACCAATTTCATATTCGATTAAAAAACTATTAAAATCATATGTAACTTTAGGAATATAAACATCATCAATATTAACAATGGTTAACGCACCGGATAAAAGTTTAATAGCATTATCTATTCCTTCTTCAAATAAAGTACTATAAAGTCTCATACTCACCTCTTATGATAGGGCGGATATTTCACCGCCCATACATCATTTAATCAAATATACCAACATTACCAATAAATAAATCAATAGCAAAATACCCATAACTATTAATCCAATAATGGCACCACATAGATCAATTCTTTGTTGTAGTCTTATTTTTTCGCTTTCACGTATAATCCTATACATTTATCTGCCTCTTTCTTATGTCACATATTGCTTTTTCATATAAACGGCCAATTTCTTTTGTTACATCGCTAACAAATCTAGCCAATGACATTGAATCAGATAATCCACGTTCAACAGTCAAACATATTGGTTCCTGATATTCAATGATTGCCACTTTTGTTTTATAGGAAAATCTTATGTTCCTTTTATGGATACAAATTTCAGGAATAACATCTTCGCTGCCTAAAGGCATTTTAAATAATTTTGCGATTGCTTCACGTCGTTTTTCTTCAAAATCCTTTGCGATTATTTTTTTAACAACAGTTTCACATTCATCAAATGAATAATTGTTAAAATTCTGTCCAAACTTATTCATATTGGTTTATCCTTTTCAATTATCTTTAATACACATAGTCCTCACATCGTTTTAATATATCGTGAATTAATTTCAATGGAATATTGGAACGTGAATTATATCTGCCTCCAACATTACTTAATTGATGCCATTGCAATTTAGCTTTTATATTGTTTTTCATTAACTTCAAATCAATATTGCTACCAAACTTTGTTGGTTTCTTAACAGGGTAATCATAGTTGTTGTAGTAAGTTAAGTTTTCATAAGGAATATCAAATCCTATTACATTTGCTATGTACTCCCATATCCGTCCATACGCTGGGTTTTCAATTACGAACACTTTAGGTTGATAACGTTCAATGATTTTTATCGTATTATAAATACACATTTCACCATTGATTCGTGTTAAGAATTGCTTGTCGTAATTATATTGAACACGATCATATTCAGAATTATTACGAATTGTAAATTTACTATTCTCCTTGATTTCACCAAATAATGAAGTGATGCTATTAGGCTCACGTTTCCAACAAGCATTTCCATTTATCATTGCACTAGCATTACTCCATGATTCGCAAGGTGGACTAGCTAGAATAACATCAGGTCTATCTAGTTTGTCCAGCTGTTCCCATAGTGCGTTGGCGTTATGTAGCGTATTTATAGCAAGGTCTTGATTGATAGATGCATCACCAATGCCTATTGATGTGATTGTGTGTTGCCCCCCCATATTCATGTTATATTCATTTACCGCTTGACGATAGCAGCCGTTACCATCATCAAACAAACCCCATATATTCATAGGTTTAATTTATTCGCCTTTAATGCACATATTTTTAGTTTTGCAATACACATCAACATATGTTTCATTGCGATCACCATTATGTGTAACTTCGATAAATTCTTCGATAGTCCGTCCACTAACAATGGCTTTCCAATTTTGTAAGGTTTTACAAAACCAAACAATGAACATATCTTCTGGTGCAACAGTTTGATAGCCTAAATTTTCAATCAACACTTTACGAGCTGCTTCAATTGCTTTTGTTTGTAATTCATACATGTTTTTAGTCTCCTTTATCAAATCCGATTTAACGCTTTCCACTCACTCAAGGTAAAAGTGGAAATACTATGTTTCTTGGCATATTCAAATTCACCTTTACAGCCACGGCTAGATTCCCATTCTGGACACAACACTAAAATGTCACATTGGCCAAGTAGACTTAAACAGATATCTAAGCCCCTTTGGTAATCGTCACCAGTCAGATATACATAACCAAAGTTATGAATTGGAGAAACATAGTCATGACTGGTATCATTTAAAACCAAATCTTCCATGATCACATCAATCTTTTTATGATTGCTTTCCTTGCCCCCATACGGATGAGCAATATATACTAATTTTTTCTTCATAGCATCAACCTTTCAACGTTTCAATATGTACCCAAATCCCTGTTACTGGATTCCAATACTTTTCTGTAATTTCACTACAGACTTGAGCATCATCATTCCAGTAATTCAACTTGGTCATACAGTCCTTAAATAATTTAATAAGATTATCTGTATCTGGCCGAGTGGTTTTCCAATGTGGCGCTTTACAATTCGCTTTGCCGAAACACCACTTGGTAACCAATCGAATAGGTCCCTCTAAAGGTTCACTAGGAACATGATCAGCTAAACCAGCTAAGAATATTTGTTTAGCTTGTTTCAACTTATCTGATTCATAAAAGATAGGCTTACCATGTTGTGTATTCACCTGTTTCGTTTGATGTGTAACAGTAGGAACCTTTTTAAGAGGAATGAAAAATTCAATAATCAATAACCAATCCTCCTTTATTGAGAATTTAATTGATAATAACCAATACAATTTTCAAAGCCCTTTTGTAATGTAGGGTTCAACCTAAGGGGAAGAGGTAAGAAAAGGATGATTTTAGAAATCCTTTTCCTTACCCCCTTAGCTTGAATCCACCTTACATTGGGACACAAAATAATAACAACATACACTTATATATATAAGAGCGTTTGTTGTTATTATTGTTAACCTAAAAGTATCTTTACAGATTAACAATCTTTTGGTTTAAACAACTCTCCTTTATCAACATTTAAGATTGGTGTTTCTCTTAAATATCGACGAATAGTCATTTCGCTAACTTCCATAATTTCGGCTACCCGTTTAATATCTGCTCTACCGTTAAAACCATTTTCAGCAGCGGCAATATTAAAGGCATCTACCAGTTGCTCTTTTTTCTTTTCCTTAGCAGCTTTTTTGCGTTTGTTTACAACATTAGCGCCTTTTTGTTGTGGACTATCAAATTGAGCCATTGCAAGAAACCCGTTTGTATCCACTTTGTGAATAGGGTATTCAAACCATAAATCCACCGGTTTAAACTTCGGATATTCTCGGAGTGTTCCTTCCATTCGCCATGCAGTACATTGGCTAGTATCAATAGGAGCTTCTTGGAGTTTATCCTCATTCATGTTCTCGAGTTCAAGTTCTAGTAAGTCAAGTAATGCATCTGGATCACGAGCGAATACACCGGAACCGGATGCACGGTCCATAGACCGCTTACCAGTTTGGCTACCCTTTGAATGGTGATGACAATAAATGACGGCACATTTAAGTTCAGTACAAACCTTATCAAACTGATTACAGAAATTAGCCATTTGATCAGCGCTGTTTTCGTCACCAGTTATGACCTTATAGATAGGGTCAATAATGATAGCCTTGTAATTACGCTTTTGAGCCCTACGAATTAACTTAGGAGCCAACTGGTCCATTGGTAAGGACTTACCACGTAAATTCCATATGGATATATTCCCAATATTGGTTGGTTGCTGTTCAAGGGCCTCATATACATCTTTAAACCGATGCAAGCAGGATGCCCTATCAAGTTCCAAATTGACGTATAGAACTTTGCCTTGCGTGCAGTCAAATCCAAACCACGGTCTACCTTCAGCAATGGAAATGCACAATTGAATTAATGCAAATGATTTGCCTGCTTTAGAAGGTCCAGCAATGAGCATTTTGTGTCCTTCACGGAGAATCCCTTCAATCAATGGAGGTGCTAGGTCTGGCATGTTATCCCATAATGCGTCAAGTTCTTCTGGTTCTGGTAAATCATCATTAACGGATGCGATCCATTCCTCCCATTCCTTATAATTTTCTTTACCAATGTTAGTTGCCATAAGGAATTGGGGTTTACCGTCACGCATAACACCCGGCATTCTAGATAGTCGACTAGGATTACGATTCTTTTTATCCGGTTTAAAGCCATTCTTTTGAGCAATGGAATATATAAAGTCAACACGCTTTCTATATTCCTCATAGGAGTAAGCATCTACTTTAACGATTGCATGAATTGATTTACCGCCACTAAATACCATGGCTGCAATTGGTAACTCTAATTGTTCAAGAATGGCTTTTTGTTTTCCGAGTGACATATTGTCAGATTCTAAGAGCATATACCGAAATGCGGTTACGTTATCATTTTTAACACCTTTACCATCAATTGGATTAAAACGAATCCATGCGCCCATTTCTTTGTTAAAGCTGCCAAATACATTTTCTAATTGTGTTGTACCATTAATACCATCTATGATTTGTTGTACCGTACGTTTATAATTTCCCATCGTAGGGGACTGTTTGCCGTCTGGTAAGGTAAATGTATTGACGACATATCCAACGTACTCCTCTGGCTCAAATAACGTGGTCAAATAGGTAAGTATATCTCGCTTACGTTGCTCTAATGGATATGATTTAGGAATCGTAACATCGGATTCTTCTATCCAGTTCTTATCAACGACTTGATATTGTTCCGGAGTTGTGGCCAAGACCATGGAATCAAAACTTAATGCCTCATTATTTTCAAGCTTAAGTTTTGATGTCCATCCGTTTTCTTTTGCCATTTGAGTGATCGTTGCACCTGTAACAAGTTTTCCATTATACCGACCAAATGATTCCCATTTAGCAGCACATTCGCCTTCATGGAATCGTTCTCCATCATTTGCAGACCATTCTTCCCATATAAACATAGGATAGCCCTCTTGATGGAGAGCAAGTCCTACGTTTAACCATTCCTCATAGGAGCATTGGGCAGGGTCTATATATTCGAGTAGTTCTCGTAAATCAATTTTGCTTTCCATGTTAACTCCTTACCATTGGGGGATGAATTCTTCTACAGGTGGCTTGTATGTAGCAGGCACTACACCTTTAGGAATGCGCCAGCCACTAGCGCTAATACGGCTAATCATCTTAGAGGCTTGGTTATTGGTCCATGTTCCTACATTTTTAAAGCCTTTGTTTTCAAGGAATCTAATTTGTTTAGGGGTAGACAAGCCTTCTTCACGACGTTTTTGTAATCTATCAATGAGCATAGATGCCTTGCCAGCGTCTTCAATGTTGTCACCATTAATACCAAATTGCTCAAGCGTTTTCTTTTGACTATCTGTAATAGCGCTCATTTGCCAACCAAAGGCTGGTACATAATGGGTAAGGTCTTCAGCTTGAATAGAAAACTCGAATTGTAATGGATCAACAAGTTGTGCTTTTTTCTTGCGCATAGCAGCGAGTTCTTTTGCAAGTGCTTCTTCACGTTGAGCCAATACATCAGATTCTGCATCCCTTTCGCATTCTTCAAGGTCCATTCCTTTTTCTTCAAGAATTTCCGTCATGCGTTTGGCCACATCATCTGACTTAGCGATTAAATGAGCCGGTCTACATAATTCGTGACGTTCTACATGCCATAGAAAATCTAAAATTAATAGATGATCTTTACCCGGTGAAAGACGTGTGCCACGGCCTATCATTTGACAATATAAGGCACGCGACCGAGTTGGACGTAATACAATAACACAATCAACGCTTGGACAATCCCACCCTTCAGTGAGCAGCATTGAATTACAAAGCACATTATATTTACCTTCAGCAAATGCTTGTGTAATTTCTGTACGGTCTTGGCTTTTGCCATTTACTTCTGCTGCTTTAAATCCTCGCTCATTAAGAATTTCACAGAATCGTTGACTGGTAGCAATTAATGGCAAGAATACGACGATTTTTCTATCTCTGTATTCCATTAATTTATTGGCGATTTCCTCTAAATAAGGTTCTAATACCCTACCGATATCACCTACGGCAAAATCACCAGTTGAAATCTTAACTGATGAGATATCTAGTGTAAGTGGTAATGTTTGTACCTTAATCTTAGACAAGAACCCCTCTTGAATAGCTTTAGGTAAGGTGTACTCAAATGCTAAACTTTCAAATACACGTCCTAAATTTTTCATATCTGAGCGATCTGGTGTAGCTGTTACGCCTAAGACTTTAGCTTGGTCAAAGTAATTTAATATAGCTTGATAGCTGCTAGATACAGCATGATGTGCTTCGTCAATAATAATGACATTAAAGTATGTTTTACTGAACATTGACAATCGTTTGTCTTTGCATAAGGTTTGAACAGAACCGACTATGATGCGGTCCCATTGTCCAAGACATGTATGTTCAGCCTTTTCCATTGCCGTTGTAAGTCCTGACGCACTCATAATTTTGTCAGAAGCTTGCTGCAATAGTTCTTCACGATGCGCAAGGATAAGAACACGCTTACCCCTGCGAACCGCTTCCTCAGCAACTTTGGCAAAACAAATTGTTTTACCTGTACCAGTTGGAAGAACCAATAATGTCTTATTAACCGTTTCCCATTCATGCCATATCGAATCTACAGCTTGTTGTTGATACGGTCTAAGTTCCATTAGAATGCACCATATCCATTTGCTTGAGCATTAGGGTTTGCAAAGCATTTTTTAATTTCGTTACGAGTACCATTATTACCGTCATTTTTCACATAGCCTTGCTGTGTTAGCTCACACATAGCAGATTTACCCATTAATTGGTCAGGGTCAGGATTATAGTTTTCACCTTTTTTTGCAAGTCCTACAGCCATAAATAGTTCTGTAACTTTCCAGATTGTAGATTTCGTATAGAAAAGGTTGTGGATCAATTTTGTTTTACCTTGATCACCACCATCTACTTCGAGGGTAATTTGAGCCTGTGGACAAGATGGTAATTTGCTACCTTCTTTAGGTTCATAGAATTTTTTTGCTACATCTGTGATTACAAATGGATACGTACCAGCTTCAAGTAACGTATATTCACGTTCTTCCGCTAAAATAGGTTGGTCAAATGAATATACTTCTTCTGCTTTACCGAATGTTTCAAAATTGCTTTGTTGTGCTGTCATAATAATTAATTTCCTTTCTTAATTGCTTCAACAATATTTGGCCAGAATGGGATAATCCATCCATTAACGAATTCTGGATCATAATTTTCAAATGGTGTACCAGCTGGATATTTACCACGAGCTATAACTACCGATTGAACTTGTTCTAATGTAATACCATCTTTAACCATTAAGTCTTTTAACGGTTTAGGAATAGCCGTTTCAACTAATGGTATTTCGTTTTTGTTGGTGTCAACATTTTCCTGAGGTGGTGTTATTACAGGTTGTGTTGTAGTAACTTCTCCAACTTGTTCCTTGGTAGCATTCATTACTTCTGGAGCATATTCATTATTAGCGGCTTGCGCTATTTCTTGTACTGCAGCAGTTGGTAGTATGTCATCAGGAATAACATGAGCGATTTGACTATATTCAAATGGCATCATATCTGGTAATCCATGGCGGTTTTTAGCATCCCACGCAGGATTATGGGTGGCATACATCAACCGTTTACCATTGGTTGCTTTCTTTTTGTTTGTCTGAGTTGTGATGATTTCATTTTTATAATTGGCAAAGAGTACCATGTCCGCCCACTCTTTAATAAGTGGAGACGTTTGACTGCCTGTCTTTTTGCCAAGTTTCAATTCAAAGCGATCATAGGCTCCTAATTCATCTGGCTGTTCAAATTTACGAATTTGAGCATGAGCAGTAAGCACTACGTTCATACCTGCGTTGATAACTTCATCAAGTAAATTTAGGAAGCGTCCCATTTCTTCACGAACGAATACATAACCGTTACCATAACCAAAGTCTTCAATACCAGATTTATTATGTTTCGCACAGATATACTCAACACATAACTGTTCCGCCCAGTCGATAGTGTCAATGACTAAAGTCCGATAGAACCCCGGCATTGTTGCAAATTCCTTAACAAAGGAAATTAGCATTTGCCACGATGTAGGCTTATCGGTACGAGCTACATCTAAATGGTCTGTACTGCTCTCTGTATCAATAAATACAGGCGAGGGAAAATGACTAGCAAATGTTGTTTTACCAATGCCCTCGGTGCCATACACGACCACCTTTTGCGCTCGTTTTCGTTTACCTGTTGTAATATTCATTAAAATTCACCCCATTCATTTTCGTTAACTGGTGCTGCTACATTACTGTACTCTTCACCTTTAATGTGTCCATCTTCAATAATGATGGAACATTCATCTTGGTTATTAGTAACACGAGTTGCAATGACTTGTAGGCCTTCCGATTCAAGCCATGCGCCAAATTCTTTCATGGTGTCTACATCCATTTGTTCAAGTTTATCCATAAGCACAAATCCGCACTTAGGATTTAAAGCTCTAACAATGGCCGTAGCCACTTTGAGTTGTTCAGCACCGGACATGCAGTCCCATTGACGATCATTGTAAATAAGGACGCCATCTTGGATAGATAATCCCGGCAAAGGCATTTGTACGGATTCAAGCAGCTTATTTTTATCTTGTCTGATGGTTTCAAGTTCACCAGTCAGACTGTCATAATCTGCTTTGTAATCAGCAGCTTCCTGTAATGCTCTTGCACGTTCTTGATTAGCACGTACCTTTTGATTAATGGCATCTACATTTTTGATTTGCTCCTCGAGTTCAGC